GCCACTTTATTAACACTCGAGGTTCCAAAGGGGGCTACCGTATAAATGGTTCCCACAGGATCCGTATCATCTGCCGGAACAACAGCCTTGGACAATGCCACAAACTTTTTCATAAGAAGTCTGAGACTGCCAATCCGCTCACCTATGGCAATGGAAGATGAAGTTACTTGAAATTTGTGGGAAGTCATACCACCCAAAGGAGGAAAATCACCCGATTGCAGTGAAACTTCCTGAACTGCTGAAGAGAGCAATTTACGATAACCGTAGAACTCCGCATCCTTACCTAACGCCATCTCCATAATAATGGATATTGTGCTAGCTACTGTTGCTGGTCCCACGAGAGGATCGATAACTCTAACCTCGATACGTCCAAATGCTGATCTAAGACCAGTCTCTGTATCCAAATAAGGAGTCTCCGAAATATAAGGAACTTCGAAAGAATACTCATTCATAGTTCGAACATCAACGATATCTCTGTAAACAAAGGGTGCCACTGAATCATCAATGGCTCCTGGAGTTATTCCTCTCGCATATGGGTTAAATTCAATGGACAATCGTCCTGAATGAAATTCAGTTTTCACGAATTTGAAACGCATGAGAACGGAACCTCTATATCCTGAGAATAAAGTCGCTAAGTATTGAGCTGGTGTATATGAATAAGCCACCACTGTACTTATTGATCCGTACACATTACTCTGTATACCTCCTGGATAAATCCCTGCATCATATGAAGCTAAAATGGCATTCTCTGCCTGTGAGGTAGACCAAGTGAAAGTGTCTTGATACGACATCTTGCTAGCAAAAGCTGAAATGTTCATCTCGTCGATCTCTGTTGGTGCTAAACCCGGTAGGACACAAACTTGATTGTTGGCATCTGTGGATAAAGGCATTGAATTATCAACTTTGTTAACGTTAGTTGCATAAGCAAATTCATTGAATCGAACTCTTCTTGTAGAATCAAGATTAATAGGAGCAGACCATCCGAACACTGAAGCAGCATTTGATAGTATATCGGAAACCCACGATAATTGAGAAGCAAAGCTACCAATAATCGGCAAAGGAGCCAAATATGAACTAGCCTTAGCTACTGATCGTGTTAAGCTCTCAATTGGGCCAACACCCTTTCGCATAGCTTCATATTCACTAGCAGACTGCCTCTTGAAACTCTTTCCAGAAAATCCGGACTGTAGTTCAACGGGAACGCATTGTCCGATGAACTGTACGTCTTCAAAGTG